TCAGCACAGGTAATACATCTCGATACTTGATGTTTTGCGATCAAAGACAACTTTGTCAACAATAGTGCGTAAAGCGTTGTTCTTTTCCTTAGGTGTGGCAGTAGGCGAGGTGATGACATTGAGAACTTCCTGTGCCCTGACTTTCAGATCAGGCAGGCGGTCGGCTGTGGGCTGTGGCTTGGGCGGCTTTGCTTGGCGGAGCTTGCTTTCCAGCTCTGCAATGCTGGCGAGGACTTCCGACTTGTTGCGTTTGTATTCCTCCAGCGTGTCAATGCCGTCTGCATACGCCGCCTTCACTCGTTCGAGCTTCATTCGCTCTCGTTCAAGCTGTGTCTCAAACTTGGACGTGTCTTTCTTCGGCTTGGCAGGGGATTGGTCAACAAGCTTGTAATCGGTCGCTGTACCGTCCACAAGCCCCTGTATGTCCTCTGTGACCGCCTTGTCTATCTTACCGATAGTAATAGCATGGGACTCCTTACACCGCCCGTGAGCGTACTGATAGCATTGCAGAGTGCCGCTCTTGACCGACGCCATTGTAAGGTTTGAGCCACAAGAACTGCATTTCAGTAAGCCTCTGAGCATATACTCGTGCTTGGTGGAGCCGCTGCGTTCGTATGGTCTGCGAGCCTTTGCAGCTTTCTGCTGAGCCTTTTCAAAAATCTCCTTGTCGATAATGGCAGGGTGATGAGCTTGCGTTACAACAACGTTCTCGGCTACAGCAGAGCGGTAGTGACCCTTTGAGCCACCTCCGCCGGGCGTCCAACGCTGCATACCGATATAGACGGGATTTTTGATGATGTAAGCGATAGTGCGGGTCTCAAAATCATTGCCATGCAGGGTGCGTATGCCCTCAGCGTTCAATTCTCGGGCAATATTCAGATAGCCCATATCTTGGTTGACGTACATATCAAATATGCGGCGGACTATCTCAGCCCCCTGCTCATTGACCACAAATTCGCCGTTCTTCATATCATAGCCCAGCGGAGGTCCCGAAACTTTCAGACCACGCCCGAACTTTTCCGTCATACCACGCTTGACTTCTTCTGCAAGGTTAATGCTGTAATACTCGTCCATTGCCTCTATCATAGCCTCGATAAGCACGGACATTTTGTCGTCGCCGACGTTCTCAGAGATAGAAATGACGTCGATACCAAGCTTTCGGAGCATTGATTTATAGACGATACTGTCTTCACGATTGCGGGCGAAACGGCTGAATTTCCACAGCAGGATAGCGTCAAATGGTTTTGGCTTGAGCTTAGCTGTGCCTATCATCTGGTTAAAACCCTGCCGCTTGGCGGTGGAACGTCCCGAAATGCCGTCATCGTGGAAGATGAACTCTTTCGGCACGATATAGCCGTTTTTCTTAGCGTATTCACGAATGAGCTTGACCTGGCTGTCAGGTGACAGCTCTGTTTGTTCTTCGGTGGAAACACGAACGTAAGCCGCTGCGATCTTCATTGATTTTTCCTCCTATTTTCTTGACATATTTAATAATATGCAGTATAATAAAAGGGCAGAATTCGCCCTTTCGTGGTTGAAGTGGGTGTGAATTTGAATCGAGCTGATATTGGTAGTATCCGCTCTGCTCGCCTCTGAGTGTTGGTAGCACTTGGGGGCGAGATTTTTTTGTCATGTCAGTATTTACAATACTTGCAGGGGATTTTATTTTAACACTCTGCCCTGAGCGTCAGTGAAGTTTCCCTGAAACAAATTTATCATATCAACTATTGCTCCAATAAAGAAACCTCCGAAAGTAAAGAAATACAGCAAACCTGTGCCAGCTTTGCCTACATAAAATCTGTTCAAACCGCCCAAGCCTAAAAAGGTCAGCAGGCAAAGTATTTCAGCTGTGCTTTTACTCTTAGGGCTTATTTGCTCAACAGGAACTTGCGGTGCGACCTGCTGGACGTTTGTAACGTATGTGATGTGCTGAACGATATTGCTGTTATGCTCAACGTGGTTATCAATTTTCTGTGGCTGCGGCAGTTCGTGACCGCAATATTCACATACCGCTACGCCTGGTGCGTTTTCGCCTTTACAATTTGGACAAGTCATATTTTTTTCCTCCCTATAAATCGACATTTGTAAACAATTTATGAAATCATTTACATTGTCTTAAATTGGTGATATAATGTATTTGTAATCATGCGGGAGAAAATTCTGTGTGCTATCCCTGTCAGTATTTGCGGTACTGACGGGGATTTTTTTATTATAAGGATTTTATAACTGTTTTTACAATGCCGAGTATTCTTATGCGGTCTCTTTCTGCACCGACAAACTCTCTCGGCTGATATTCGGGATTGAATGATACAAGGGTTATCTTGTCATCAGAATACTTGATTTTCTTCACAACGCCGTTTTCACCGTCGATAAGGGCAACAACTACCTGTCCGTCCTCAGCCCAATCCTGCCTTAATACTTGTATCTTATCGCCGTTCTCTATCTTCGGATACATACTGTCCCCCGAAACGACAATGCACATTGTATTCTTAGCTTCTTCCTCGCTGACGATATAAAGCGGCATATAGCCTACAACATAATCGTCAGCATAAGCACCAAACCCAGCCGACACGCTCTCATATATAGGTATTATATGTACGTTGTCTTGCGGGAGTATGGTTGCGTTGGAGTCTATAATATGAGAAGAATGTTTAGGGCTAGGATCATCAGTTTTTAATGCAAGATATTCAGGATTAACATTCAACTCAATAGCGATTGATTCAAGAACAGGTAATTTTATTCTGAGAATTTTTCCTGCCTCATATCTTTGGATAGTTGATTTATTCAATCCAAGACGGATACCAAGTTCTTCTTGTGTAAGTCCTTTTTCTTCTCTTGCAGCTTTTATTCTATTTCCAATTTCTATGGTATTCAAATCTTGCTCACCTGCTTTCGTTATAATGATTATATCACATTAAATTGCATAATGCAATAGCTTTTTTGAAAAAAATAAAAAAATGTTGCAAAATGCTATTGACAAGTGAAAAGTTATGTGCTATTATGATAATGCAGCAAGTTGCATAATGCAACAAGAAAGGAGGCTGGCATATGGTAAACACGAACAAGATCAAGGGTAGAATGAAGGAGCTTGAACTGACCCAAGCTGACGTTGCACATTGTTTAAACATAGCTCAACCTACAGCTAATCAGAAAATAAACAATGTTCGTCCGTTTGACTTGGACGAGGCTGAGAAACTGTCACACTTGCTCCACATTGATGCTGGAGAGTTCGGCAAATATTTTTTTACTCAGTGAGTTGCATAATGCAACAAGTGATTAAAGAGGGGGTGAGAATAGTGCAGTTGTTGAAACTTATAATTGAAAGTTATCGTGAAATGTGGAAAGAAAATAAACTTGGATTTATTTTAACTATATTTCCGATAGTAGCCTCCATAACAGCAATAGTGATATCTATTTTAAAATAGATACAACAATGGCGGTTGCTGACAACAAATCAGCAATAATTATTGGCACCCAATATTTGATTCTTTCTTTAGAAATGCTTTGGAGATATGCTTCTCCCTGAGGAAGAATGCGAAATATGTTTTTATACATTGGCACAAATGCAGTCGGGTGATATCCTGCGGATTCATTTGAAATAAAATCATTTTTCTGCAACAATTTAGTGGAATCTTTACAGCTTTCACCAAACTTTGCAGTAAGGGTTTTTAAAGAAACATTCGGATTTTTATTTATGTATTTGAGTATTTTCAATGTTTGAGTGTCTAGCATAACATATTCCTCTTTTCACGTTTTCTACATTATACCGCATAGAGGATAAAATTTCAAGGAGGTACAAAAATGAAACACTACAAAATTAAGCTGACAGACATGTTCAGCGGCGTAAGGCTGGTAACAGTCACGGCAAAGACGGCAGGCGAGGCTATGGACCTTGTTGACCGCTCAGAGGGCGAGAATATCGCCATTATCGAGGAGCTTGTCTAGCATAGTACAACCCCGATATCCAATAGAATTGAGTAGGAGGTGATAAAAATGCCGAAATATCCGCCTTTAAAGGTCATAAGGCACGTTTCGTTCGACGGTGGCAAGAGTTACAAGCATTGGGACGATTGCACGGAGCAGGAGCGGCAGGCGGCTGCGGACAGTATCGGTCGCAAGCTTGCAGGAGCTTTGCAGGATATGGTCGGGCGTGACCCGTCGCTCTGGGATAAGCTTTGTGAAACGGCGAGGACTGAACACCCTGAGTGGATAGCTTAAAACACAGGACGTTAAAATGAAAGGACGTGAGAAAATGATAGCCGTACTAGAGATAATCAGATGTGCCGCAGCGGTAGCGCTCTTGGTGGTGCTTGCAGTGTATGTAGCGTACAGGTGGTATGTAAGCGTAAAAGAAACTGCCTACGAGGAAGCAGAGAAGAGCATTAAGCGTGCAGTGAGAGAAGCAGGCAGACCCATAGTCAAGGTCGAAGTTGAAATGAAAGGAAAGTGGTAATGAGCATTGTAGGAATATTGTTGATAACTATAGCCGTACTTGCAGGTATAGATATAGTGATGTATCTTGTGCTGAGCGTGGCTGATAGACACTGGGAGAAACGTTTTGAAAACGAGGAGGATAAAGATGACGAGAGAAGAAACGATAAAGGCATTTGAATGCTGCTACATGACGCATAACTGTGAAGGATGTCCATTTGAAGAGCAAGGGGAATGGGAATGCGGCAACGGAGGGCCAGAGCTCAACAAAGCTGTCATACACTACCTTAAAGAAAACGAGCCTGCACCTGCGGCAACAGGTACAAGCTCAACGAAAAAAGAAAACACTTTTCAAATTGATGATAGCACAAAAGCAGCGATTTGTCAAGCATACAAAACTGCTGATGAAGCTTGCTCAAATATACTTACTGTCTATGAGGGAATGTCAGAATGTGAGCAGAGAGCCTTTGATATCGGAGAGGCATACGGAAAAATATTCGACACAAGATGTAAGCTTGAAGAACTGAGAGGCGGTGACTGCAATGAACATTAACGCCAAGAAAGCTCAGGACAAGCTGTCGCAGGAGCTGTCTGTCGCTAAGCTTGGCAAGTATGCGCAGGCGGTTGCAAAGCCTACTCTTGAGGCTCTCAAAATTTTCTGTGAGCAGAACGAGGAGTTCGCTCAGGCGGTCCTGCAGACGGACAGGACTTTCGCCGAGTGTGCGGAAAACGTTGTCAAGGGTGCAGGGGGAAGTATCTCGGATATCGAGGTCTACCGCAGAGCTGTAAGCTTTTACTTCAAGGGTGCGGACGTTCATTTCAATATGACGATCGACCTGGGCGACGGCTCAGACAGCAATGAAACAGCAAAACCGCCTGTCAGCCTGTCACTTGACAGCTTGCTTGATTTCTGAGGTAGCAGTATGAAAAAGACAAGAAAAGAGGCTCTTATCTACTGCTTTCCTGCGGTGGATAAAGAGCTTATGGATAAGATGAAAGGCAAGGGTGCTAAGAATTATGTGGTGTTCCTCACAAGGGGTGCTGAGCTTTTCGCACGTTGCTTTCACAGATACTCAAAGGGTGACCTTGTGGAAAGACAGCGGTATGTGTTTGCCCGTGACGGATCGGTGAGATACGGCAGTGATAACGGCATCAACTGGTCTGTGCGTAATGACTTCCGTGAGCCTGTCTTTTGCAAGTGCTGTATGGGATATAACTATGATAATTCCTATTCGGTGCTGAACATCAAAGCCATAGACAAATCGGATATGCGTTACAGTCAGTATCAGCGTTATCACGGCAATATGCTTATGAGCTATCTTCACGCATATTGCAAGCACCCTAATCTTGAGTATCTTATGAAACAAGACTATGACGTAACAAGCGTGAGATACACAGGCTGGTGGGGATATCAGGAAAAGTTCCTGCTCTCTCAGCGTGTGAACTGGAAAAGTAATGACCTGCTGAAAATGCTCGGACTGAACAAGACGGAGTTCAAGACACTCAAAGGCAGCGAACATCTGTGGGAGCAGTACCTTGACTATCGTGAGGAATATCCAAAACTCAGACCGGAAGATTTACTGAATATAGCAAAGGTCTTTAAGAACGAACACGGCACTCTTGAACGTCTTGTGAGGATAACAGGTCTTACACCGCAAAGGGTGGCACGATACATACACGAACAGGAAATGACACCTCTTGATTACAGCGACTATCTGGAGCAGTGCGAAACGCTGGAGTATAACATTCACGATACAATGATAGCATTGCCACACGATTTCTGGACAATGCACAACAGGCTCACTAAGATCATCAACTATGAGCATGACGAGCTTGTTTTGCAGAACTTCACAAAAAGGCTTGCAGAGCGTGTCTGCCTTGAATTTTCGGCAGACGGCTTGCTTATCAGACAGCCACACAGTTTGAAAGAGATAGAGGACGAGGGCAGGATACTTTCCCATTGTGTGGGCGGATATGCAGAACGCCATGCTATGGGGAAACTCAGCATAATGTTTCTGAGAAAAGTTTCTGAGCCTGACAAGCCTTACTATACTGTTGAAGTGAACCAATACGGCGGTATCGTGCAGTGCAGAGGGTATAGGAACAACGTGGTACAAAACGGCGGTGAGGACAAACCGCAGGAGATAAAGGACTTTGAACAGAAATATCAGCGGTATCTTGACAGGGTGTTCGCTGAGAAACGAAAGGAGCGTAAAACAGCATGAACGAACTATCGGCAGAATATATCAAGGCGGCTGAGCTTGACCGCAAGATAAAGACCTCAGCTCAGCTTGCACAGCAGAGCCTTTACGATATGTGTATGGGCTTTAAGGAAATGAGGGACAGCAGGCTTTACAAGGAGCTTGGGTATTCGGAATTTAATGATTACTGTAAATCTGAAACAGGCTTTTCGGATAGACAAGTATATAACTACATTTCGATTGTTGAGAAGTTGCCAAAAGAATTAGTGAACTCGAGTTCACTAATTGGAGTAAAGAAACTAACACTTCTCACCAAGCTTTCTGAGGACGAACGTTCTGAACTTACCGAGAACACTGACCTTGAAAATACATCAGTAAGAGAGCTTGAAGAAAAGGTCAAACAGCTTAAGATCAAGGCTGACAAGGCAGATATGCTCAGCGGCAGACTTGACGATATGAACGGTATCTGCGATAGGATATCAAAGCAGAGGGACAAGGCTGAACTCCGCATACGTCAGCTTGAAGCCGAGATAAAGGAGCTTGAAAGCCGTCCTATCGAGGTGGCTGTGGAAACGGACAGCAAAGAGGTGGCAAACCTTAAAGACGCTATGCGACGTGTTGACCTTGACTGGTCGGAAAAATATTCAAAGCTTGAAGAGGACAGCCTGAAAGACCGCAGAGAGCTTTTGCAGAAAGCTGAGCAGGCTGAAAAGGATAAGCAGGACAAGCTTTCGCAGCTTCGTGAGGAGCTTGACAGAACTAAGGCGGAGTATGAGAAAAAGCTTGCGGGGAAGGTGGATGCCGCCCCCATGCAGGACGATAAAGCCATATTCAAGGCCTATCTTTCCATCGCTGTTGACAGCGTAACAAGGCTCGTGGACTTCGTGAACGAGCATAATGACAGCGACAATTACGGACTTTTCACACAGAAAGCAAGACAGCTTGCGGATATAATCAATTCAAAACTGGAGGTATAAAAATGAAACTTTATGAGCTTACAAACGATTTTCAGAGGCTTTTTGACAGCCTTGAGGATATGACGGAAAATGCCGAGCTTACGGCAGAGGAAAAGGCTGAGGCTGAAAAGGTGTGGTTTGATACCCTTGAATGCGTCGAGGCTGAGTTTACGGACAAGGCGGAGAACGTTGCGGCTTATGTCAAGGTGCTGAGCAGCGAGGCGAAAATGCTTGAAGCAGAGGAGAAAGCCCTCAAAGCAAGACGTGAGCAGAAGGTCAAGCAGGCAGAGAGCCTTAAAGCTTATCTTATGAACAGTATGCAGAGGGTCAACCTTAACAAAATAGAGGGCGTTATGGCTAAGATAAGCATTACAAAGGGCAGGGAAAGCACCGAGATAACAGACCCGAAAGCCTTTGTGGAGTGGGCAAAGGTCAATGATGACAGCCTGCTGAAATACAAAGATCCTGACATAAGCAAGACGGCTGTCAAGGCGGCTATCGAGGCAGGCAGAGAGATCCCCTATGCGGCAGTTGTCCGCAGACCGGGACTGACCATAAGATAAGGAGGAAAAGAGAATGGGACTTGCGATACTTGTATTAGGCTTTTCGGGAAGCGGCAAATCTGCTTCCCTGAGAAATTTCAAAGAGGACGAGCTTGCTCTTGTGAACGTGAACGGAAAACAGCTTCCGTTTCGCACACAGTTTAAGTCAACGATACATACCGACAATTACGGCGAGATAGAACGCTTTATGAAAGCTCAGACGGCAAAGTCCATAGCCGTTGACGATAGTCAGTATCTTATGGTGAACGAGTTTATGCGCCGTGCAAAGGAAACGGGCTATCAGAAGTTCACCGACATTGCAAAGAATTTCTGGGAGCTTGTGAGAAGCGTTGAAATGCTTCCCGAAGATGTTATCGTGTATTTTCTCAATCACCTTGATACAGGCGAGGACGGCAGGCAGAAAGCTAAAACTATCGGCAAGCTGCTTGATGAGAAGATAACTGTCGAGGGTATGTTCACAACTGTGCTTAAAACTGTTGTGGTTGACGGCAAGTATCTTTTCGCCACTCAGACGGACGGCACTGACACCTGCAAAAGTCCTATCGGGCTGTTTGACAGTATGTACATAAGCAACGATCTGAAACTTGTTGATGAAGCGTTGAGGACATACTATCACCTTGCAGACGAACATATCTGCTCAGAGTGCGGAAAGACGATAATGTCAGACGGCAAGCGCACTGTTCAGCAGATAATAGACGGCTCGATGAAGAATTACGGCAAACAGCTTTGTATGAAATGCGTTCTGAAAAGGGTAAAGGCGGCGAAGTCCAATGAAGCTGAGAGCGTATCAGAATGAGCTGGTGGAGCAGGTAAGGCAGGCTTGGCGTGCAGGGTATAAAGCACCCTGCATAGTCCTGCCCTGCGGTGGAGGAAAGTCCTGCATAGTTGCTGAAATGGCTAGGCGAACGACCTTTAACGGCAAGAGAGTGCTTTTTCTCGTCCACAGACGTGAGCTTGTGGAGCAGATAAAAAAGACGTTTATCCGCTGGGGCGTTGATATGAGGCTCTGCGAGGTTGGTATGGTGCAGACTATTACAAGACGGCTTAAAAAGCTTGCCAGACCTGCCCTTATCATAACTGACGAAAATCACCACAGCCTTGCTCAGTCATACAAACGCATATACGAATACTTTTCGGACGTGCCGAGAGTGGGCGTTACAGCGACTCCTGTTCGCCTTAATGGTGACGGGCTTGGTGACGTGAACGACAAGCTTATCGTTGGCGTATCTGCAAAATGGCTTATTGATAATAGCTGTCTTGCACCTTATGATTACTACGCTCCTGATGTTGCCGACCTTACAGGGCTTCACGTTTCTCACGGAGAATATATGGCGGCTGAGATAGAAAAAGCTATGGTGAAAAATACTGTTTTCGGCGACGTCATAAAGTATTACAAACAGTTAGCAAATGGCAAAAAAGCGGTCTGCTACTGTGCGTCAGTAAGACATTCTCAGCGGACGGCAGAGGTGTTTAATGACAACGGCATAAAGGCGGCACACATTGACGGCTCGACCCCAAAGGCAGAACGTGACAGCATTATCTCAGCTTTCCGCAGGGGAGATATAACTGTGCTGTGCAACGTTGACCTTATCTCAGAGGGCTTTGACGTTCCTGACTGCGAGTGTGCCATACTCCTGCGACCCACCAAGAGCCTTACTCTTTACATTCAGCAGGCTATGAGATGTATGCGGTATCGCCCAAATAAAAGAGCCGTCATAATCGATCACGTTGGCAACTATGCAAGGTTTGGTATGCCTGACGATGACAGGGAGTGGAGCTTGGAGAAAAAGCCTAAAGCTCAGCATAAAAAGCAGGAGCAGAGCGACAAGGTGAAACAATGCCCCGAATGTTTCTATACTTTCTCTGCTCCTCCTGCGGGGGTGAAAGTATGCTGTCCTCACTGCGGATATGAGTTCCCCTCAGCCGAGAGAAAGCTTGAAACAGACAGCAGCGTGGGGCTTGTAAAGGTGGAGGGATTCAAGCTTGACTTTTCAAGTCCTGCCGATTGTCATACCTATCCCGAACTTTTGCAGTATGCGAAAAGTCACGGCTACAAATCAGGCTGGGCGTATTATCAGGCAAGGCAAAGGGGGCTTATAGGTTGACGGAAGAACACAGGATACAAAACGAGATACGCTGTGCGGTATCGCCCTACTGCACTGTCTTTCGTGTGAACGTGGGTGAGGGGAAAACAGTTGACGGCAGATATTTCACCACAGGCGTGCCGAAAGGTTTTTCAGACCTGTTCGGCGTAAGGCATAAGGACGGCAGAGCTGTCTTTATCGAAGTTAAAACAAAGTCGGGACGAGTTCGTCCTGAGCAGAAGAAGTTCATAACAAAAATGCGTGAGTGCGGAGCATTGGCAGGCATATGCCGCTCGGCAGAGGACGCAGTAAATTTACTAACGGAGGAATAAAAAATGGGATTTAAGTCAAATCAATCAGAGGCATTTCAGAACGGATTAAAGCCTGAGGGCGATTACGAGTGCATCATAACCGCTATCGAGGAACGCACAACAAAGAAAGGCTCGGTGGGTCTTAACTTCACTCTCGTCATCAGAAATGACGTGCAGGGACAGAAATACGGCAACTCCTGCCTGTTTCACACCATATGGAAAAAGCATGAGCCTAACGAGAACGATATGCAGGTGGAGGGCTACAACTTTGCTCAGCTTATGGCAATGGGCAAGGCGGCTAAGCTTCCTGACGGCAAGGAGTATGACAGCCTTAAAGCATACTGCACCGACCTGCTGAACAAGTGCATAAGGGTAGATCTCACGCACGAAGAATGGAACGGCAAGGAGCGGGAACGCATTAATTTTGTCAATCCTACAAAGTATCCTGAATGCAAGCATAAGTTCAAATCCTCTGCACCGAAGGCGGACAGCTTTGCGGCTAAGCAGACGGGCTTTGCAATGCCTAAGACAAATACGCAGGCTGACAGCGCCATAGGCTCGCTTGAAGATTTTGAGGACGTGCTTACAGATGACGGCGTGCCGTTCTGATTTCTGAGAAAAGCGAAAAGTCATAGTGCTTTTGCATAAAAACGCAGATGATATTTTGTGCAAACAAATGATTTATATTTTAATTTGGCAACATTTCTGCAATTGTTGCATTTTTAATGCAACTTTTAGGGTGTTTTTCGGGGATAAGTGAAAGGCTTTGACTTTTCAAAATTTATGTTAGGAGTTGGATATATGTACGAACAAATACCGCAGGAGCTTAAAGCCCTGCCAAACTGGATATGCTGGGACGCTGTGCCTGATGAAAAGAGAGGGAAGATAAAGAAAGTGCCTATTAACGCACTTACTGGCGGAGGGGCTATGTCAAATAACCCCTCTACTTGGTGCGATTTTGATACAGCTGTGAGAGCCTCAGAAAAACATTCGGGCATAGGATTTATGTTCGGTGGCTGTCCCTATTTCGGTGTTGACATTGACGGCAAAGAGGAGGAGCTTGAGGCATACCAAAGGGGAGAGAACGGCAACATCATATCTGAATTTATCTCCACCCTGCAAAGCTATACTGAGATATCTCAATCGGGCAAGGGCATACATATCATATGCAGAGGAACGCTCCCAAAGCGTGGCAGACGTAAAGGCTCAGTTGAGATGTATGAGGACGGCAGATTTTTCGTTATGACAGGCAACTCCTGCTCAGAATATGAGGGCATCGCAGAGTGTTCCGACAGCATAAAGCCATTGCACGAAAAGTATATAGGAGGCGGTCACGAGCCTGTGGCAAAGGCTGTTCCTGCTGTCAGACTTGACACCGCAGACCAGATAATCAAAGCGGCGGCAGGAGCAAAGAACGGAGGAAAGTTCGTTTCCCTCTATAGTGGAAGAACCGCAGGATATGCTTCACAGAGTGAAGCTGATATGGCGTTCTGCTCGATGCTTGCCTTCTGGACAGGCTGTGACGCAGAGAAGATGGATATGATATTTCGCTCCTCTGGTCTTATGCGTGAAAAGTGGGATAGAGCGCAAAGCGGCTCGACCTACGGCGCACTCACCATTCAGAAAGCCATTGCAGATTGTGACAAGACCTATTCGCCAAAGTTCGCAGGGGGATTTTCTCTTAACTTCAAGTCACCCTCTGAGCCGATTTCTGTGGGTGCTGTGGAGCAGGAAGAAGCCAAGCCAAGACTTTATTCATTTGACGATACGGGCAACGCAGAACGCTTTGTTGACCTTTTTGGCGAGCAGGTGAGATACTGTTATACAGACAAACGCTGGCTTTGGTATGACGGCAGAAAGTGGTGTACCGATATGACAGGCACAGTTAAACGCCTTGCTGATAAGGCTGTGGCTTGCATGGCGGCAGAGGCAAAGGTGTACGCTCAGCTTGACGCAGACGAGGGAACGGATATGGCGAAAGCTTTTGAAAAGCATATGAAGTCCTGCCGTTCTAACAAATCAAAGAACGCAATGCTAAGCGAGGTCATGCACCACGTTCCTGTTCTGCCTGCTCAAATGGACAGATTTAAAACTGTTCTCAATACCCCGGGCGGAGTTATCGACCTGCGAAGCGGCGGCATATCTCCTCACAATCCTATGACATATCTGACGAAAATGACAGCCGTTGAGTATTCAGAGAACGCCGATTGTCCTCGCTGGCTTGCCTTTCTTGATGATATTTTTAGAAAGGATAAAGACCTTATCAGATACGTTCAGAAAGCTGTGGGATATTCCCTGACTGGCTCGACCACCGAGCAATGTGCGTTCTTTCTTTACGGAACAGGACGAAACGGCAAGTCAACTTTCATTGATATCATAAGGGATATTTTCGGGGACTATGCGGCAAATATCCAGCCTGAAACTATTATGGTGCGTTCAAATCAAAGCACCGCCATAAACAGCGATATCGCAAGGCTCAAAGGAGCAAGGCTGGTGACCTCAGTTGAGCCTAACGAGGGTGTTCGTATCAACGAGGGTCTGCTCAAACAGCTTACAGGCGACGATACTGTTACGGCAAGAAAGCTTTACGGCGACGAGTTCGAGTTCAAGCCTGAGTTCAAGCTTTGGATGGCGACAAACCATAAGCCTGTCATCAGAGGAACAGATACGGGCATATGGCGAAGGATACATATGATACCCTTCACTGTGCAGATCCCCGAAGAAAAGATAGACCGCAGGCTGAAATACAAGCTGTCGGCGGAGCTTACGGGCATATTCCGCTGGGCAGTTGAGGGCTGTCTGCTGTGGCAGAAAGAGGGGCTTAAAATGCCTCGTGCCGTCCTTGAAGAAGTGAGGGAGTACCGCCGTGAAATGGACGTTATCTCTGCATTTGTCGAGGATAAGTGTACTGTTGGCAAGGGTCTGAGCGTTAAGTCAAGTCAGCTCTTTGCGGCATATCTTAACTGGGCTGAGCAGAACAATGAATATCGTATGAGTTCAACAAAGTTCGGTATGGAGCTTGCAAAACGCTTTGAGAAAGTAAAAGGCAGAGGGTGCAATTATTATTCAGGTATAACCCTTGACGAGCAAATGTGATTATCTGTAAGTGTGGAGGGTTGTGGATAGGTTGAGGGGTTTTCTTAACCTTTCGTATAAGAAAATAAAAAGAATATATATAAAGAAAGAGTTCTTGAAAAACAGCGAAAACCCTCCACAACCCTCCACAAAAGGGGGGATAATCATTAAAACAGATTTCAAAAGAATGTCACAAGAAGAATTTGCACGATATGAAGATATGGCGATAGACGGCAGGCTCATCTATGACGAATATCGTGCTGAGGAATATAAGTATTTCTCGCAGTTATCAAGACTTGGCTATAAGAACAGGCATGAGGGCTGGTCAAAAGAGATATGCGAGGACAAGCAGGCGGAATACAAGCGGGAGTATCTTCACAGTAAAGAGCGAAACGGCAGGTTTTTCAGGCAAGCCTGCATAATGCAGGAGAATATCCGCAGAGGGCAGACAACGGTCTGGAAGATAAACAAAACGCAGGACAGAGAAGAAAAGCTCGTATACGCATTGCAGGCACTTGAATTGATACTCTGCGACGAGGGGCTTGCAGAACATAACGGCGTAAACATACCCGAATATGCAGGCTGTGAATACTGCAATGGAGTGACAGAGTGGAGCGAAAAGCTTGGTGCAGACGGCAAGGAAGTCCGCTTTGAGTTCTGCCCTGTTTGCGGAAGAATGATCGAGGAGGGATAGAGGTTGACAATACAAGAAAAGATATCACGCTATCAGCTGATACCAAAGCTCATAGCCAATCTTGAAGAAAACAGGGCAAGGATATTGAATGGGAAAGCCGTATGCTATGACAAGAATGACAGTTCGGCAGGAACACCCGGCAACACGGCTGAAAGCTCAATGCTGAGTTATGCCTGCAAGGGTGAGAAACAAAAGGAGCTGAGCGAAGAACGTGCAAGGCTCACGCAGGAGATACAGTCTGAGATAGACGAAATGTTCTGCAATGAGGAAGCTGAAACCATAGATACTGCAAGGATAATCAAGCTGTATTTCATCAACGGCATATCGGTGAAGAAGATAGCTCACAACTATATTTTCAGAGATTACAAGACGGTGCTGAGAATGTTTCACAATGGCTGTGAGAAATTAAATATACCACACAAGACCACTCAATACCACTTGCAGGAACGTACATAGTATGATATCATTACAATAGCCAATAAGGCAAGCAAACATTTGCGGACCTCCATAAAAAAAGTCCGACGGGGCGAAAGCTCCGTATGCAGGCTGAGAGCGTGCCAGCTTGATATCTGCTCCAACATTTACTTAACTCCTTATAATATATTTGCGAGAGGCACTCCGAACGGGGTGTCTTTTGCGTTGTGTCGTAAAAGGTTCATAAATGTCGAATTTTTGATATACTGCATAAAAAATACAAATGCTATTTATGCAGGAGGGAGAACTTTTGTGCAAAAGCTTGACTTTATTTGCTTTATGGTGTTATCATGTTGTTCAAGGGAGGTAATCGTGGTGTGTGATGAGAAAGATAATGCTGAGAAAGATAATACGCTTGGCAATCTGAAATTAGAAAATGCAAAATTGATGTTAGATTCGGCAAAACTTGATTATGATCGACAATGGAGTCGTAAGGCAAAACTTGATAGTAAAGCTAATGTTACACTCACAATTTCAGGTGTGTATGCATCTTTTTTTACTTTTTTATATAATTTGTCTAATATTTTTAGTAAGAGTAAATTCACGAAAAGCGAAGTTTTTGTTATATCAATTTATTTGTTTTTCATAGTTACCGCTCTTATGCTTTTTATATGTGGAGTAGCTATATTATTATACATCATAAAAGCAAATAAATATAGAGTTCCTAATACATATGGCCTGTATAAAGAAAAAATGTTGACTGTTCCAACGAGCGTTTTGTGCCAAGCATATGTATATCAAATAATTGACTCCGTACATTATAATAATTTTTTGCTGAATAAATTATTTATGTTATATAACAAATCCTTGATTTGCATAGTTATTTCAATAATTATGGCGGTGTTGGGTTTCTGTGTTAGAATAAATTGTTTGTGAGGTGAGAATAATGGGAATAGAAGAAGACGTTGAAAAATTGCTTAGAGGTGAATCAGCTGAACCTGATTTTATTAGTAAATCTAGTGAAATAGGGCAGGAATCTGCGTATATTACAGAGGGATTACGAGCAGATGAATTAAGAAAAAGAAAAATGGAGACCTTTGAACTCAATGAATTTGTATTTGAATATAAAGATATAGATAAATGCAAATCAAATAAAGACTAAGTATATTTTTTACGCAATAAGGATATGTTAGTTTTAAATTATGAAGGACATCTTTTCATAAGGTGTCTTTTTTTTGTACTGTCAAAAGAGAGGTGAGGTGAATGCCGAATGAACAGAATTTAATAGTTCCAAGCTCGAGTGAAGCTCGAAAAAATGGTGCAAAAGGCGGTAAAAAATCAGGCGAAGTCCGCAGGCGTAAAAAGACTATGAAGCAGGTAATGGACTTTCTGCTTGAACAGCCTGCCAATACCAGAGCGGACTATGAGTTCCTCGTTGAGCAGGGCATTGACCTTAACGGCCTTGACCCTGACTTCATAAATAATATGCTTCTTGTGAATGCGGCTCTTATGGCAAGGGCTAAGCAAGGGGACGTTGCGGCGGTGAAAGAGCTGCGTGACATTATCCGTGATGACGATATGCTCAAACATAAGATAAAATACGATAACGCAAGGCTCAGGCTTGAAAAACAAAAGCTTGAGCCTGTTTCTATGCCTGATAAGGTGTACAGCGGTATCCCTGCGAGCCTTGTCGCTCCTACGTTCTCTCCTGTCCTGTTCGATATCGCTGAGCAGGAACATTCAGAGTATGTTTTCCCCGGCGGACGTGGATCGACTAAATCTTCATTCTGCGGTCTGAACGTTATCGACCTGCTGATGAAGAACGAGAATATGCACGTCTGCGTCCTGCGTGCTGTGGCGAATACTCTAAAAGACAGCGTTTATTCTCAGATACTCTGGGCAATATCTGCACTTGGTCTTGATGATGAGTTTGCCTGCACAAAGTCGCCCCTTGAGATCACACGCATTTCAACAGGGCAGAAAATATACTTTCGTGGTGCTGATGATCCGCACAAGATAAAGTCTATCAAGCCGCCTTTTGGCTATATCGGCATCGTGTGGTTTGAGGAGCTTGACCAGTTCGGCGGTGAAGAAGCTGTGCGAACGATAGAACAGTCTGTTATAAGAGGCGGCGAGAGAGCATATAAGTTCAAGTCTTTCAACCCTCCGAAGTCGGCTCAGAACTGGGCGAATAAGTACATCAAAGTGCCGAGAACGGACAGACTCGTTACCGAAAGCACTTATCTAACTGTGCCGAAAAAGTGGCTTGGCAAGCCTTTTCTTGATGACGCCGAATTTCTCAAAGAAACCAATCCCACTGCCTATGAGAACGAATATATGGGCGTTGCAAACGGCACAGGCGGCAATGTTTTCGATAACGTCCTCATAAGAGAGATAACCGACGACGAGATAGCACAGTTCGATAACATCTATAACGGCGTTGACTGGGGCTGGTATCCCGACCTTTACGCTTTTGTCAGAGTGCATTATGCCCCTGCTCAGCACACGCTGTTCATATGGCAGGAGTACACCTGCAACAAAACAAAGAATGTTGATACCGCAAAGCATTTGCTGGAGCTTGGTATCACAGCAAATGACCTTATCACCTGCGACAGTGCAGAGAATAAGTCTGTTGAGGATTACAGAGCATACGGCTTGCTTGCGAGAGGTGCAGAGAAAGGCCCTAACAGCAGGGAGTATTCATATAAGTGGCTGCAATCTCTGCGGAGTATTGTTATAGATAACAAGCGTTGCCCTGTGGCTTGCGAGGAGTTCATCAACTGCGAGTATGACAGGGATAAAGAGGGCAACGTTATAAGCGGCTATCCCGACGGCAATGACCACGTTATCGACGCCGTTAGGTATGCAATGGAAAGAGTATGGAAAAGGCGGGGTCAGTAAGCTATGGGCATTATTTCAAAAATAAGGGAGTGGATAAGCAGAATGCTTTCAAAGTCAGATATAAAGGGCGTTTACGGTATTGATATCGCCGTGACGGACAGCATGATAAGAGCTATTGACAAGTGGGATAGAATGTATGCAGGTAATGCAGCACCCAAGGGAGTTCACTCTCTGCGGCTTGAACACGCTGTTGTGAGGGAGTTTGCAAACACGGCTATCAATGAAATGGCCCTGAAAGTTTCCAACGATAAGCTTGATGCCATAATGAAAAACGCCCTTGAAAACCTCAACAAAAATCTGCAAAGAGGTCTTGCAACAGGAGCAATGATAATAAAGCCGCTTGGTGCTGATAAGGTGCAGTATGTTCCGCAGTCGCAGTTCATTCCTGTGGAGTATGACGTGAACGGCAGGCTTATAAAGGTCATTTTCCCTGAGATAAAACGCATGGGCGATAATGATTACCGCATAAGGCTGGAGTATCACGCTCTGGATCATGAAAAGGGGCTGACTATCACAAACAGGGCTTTTCGCTCCAATGACGGCGTGTCTCTTGGTGCTGAGATACCCCTCACAGCTGTTTCAGAGTGGGCAGAGCTTATCCCTCAGATAGCCTATCCCCTTATGCTGCGACCCTCTTTCGGCTATTATGTCAACCCTATCGACAATACAGTTGACGGTTCACATTCAGGCGTATCAGTGTTCGCAGGGGCGGAAGAAGTCATAAGAAAAGCTGATATCCAGTTCGGCAGGCTCGATTGGGAGTTTGAATCAGGAGAGCGTGCCATAGACGTTGACGAAGCTGTGTTAAGACCTGTTACAGACCCGTTCACAGGTAAGAAGCGTGCAGAAATGCCTAAGCTCAATGAACGGCTTTTCAGAGGGGTAAACGTGTCGGCTGGCACGAGCGGTGACTTTTATCACGAGTTCTCACCGCAGTTAAGACAGGCTGATTTTATCGCAGGACTTGAAGAATACAAGCGTGAGATAGAGTTTGCTGTGGGGCTGTCCTATGGGGATATCTCAAACCCTCAGACAGTTGACAAGACAGCCACAGAGGTTAAGTCATCAAAGCAGAGAAAGTTCGATACTGTCACGGCGATACAGAATAATCTCCGTGTCTGCCTTGAAGACCTGTGCTATTCGCTGGCGTTTTATAATGGGCTTACTCAAAGCGGTTATGAGCTGTCTGTGAACTTCGAGGACAGTATCCTTGCTGATGATGAAACAAAGCGTGCAAGCGATCGTCAGGACGTTTCTATGGGCATTATGCCACTGTGGGAATACCGAATGAAATGGTATGGTGAGGACGAGGAAACGGCTAAGAAAATGACCTCCGACAGCACCGCAGAGGTGATAGAATAATGCTCAAAGCAAGCGAGATAGAGCGAGTTTCAATGGCGCTTGACAAGCCACTGCGTGACCTTGAAATGCAGATAATGGAGGACATCGTCCGCAGGATAAAGATAAACGGCGAGATAACACGTTCGGCAGATTGGCAGATATACAGGCTTCACGAGCTTGGAATGAGCAAGCGTGAGATAAAGAAAGCCATAGCCGATAACCTTGACCTCTCCAAAGCTGAGATAAAAGAGCTGTACAATGATATCCTGCAAAAAGGCTATGAATGGGACGATAGCATATACAAGGCCAAAGGCAAGGGACGGATACCCCTTGAAGAAAATGAGGGTCTGCAAAGGCTGTTGTCGGCTGTATCGGAGCAGACTTCGGGGGAGCTTAAAAACATATCTCAGTCACTCGGATTTGCAGTAAAACAGCCTGACGGCAAGCTGAAATTCACGCAGGCGGCAGACTTTTATCAGCAGAGCCTTGATAACGCCATAATGGGCATAGCAAGCGGAGCGTTCGATTACAATACGGTCATAAAGAAAGTCATTTCGGATATGACAAACTCAGGTCTTCGCACTGTGGACTATGCCACAGGCTGGAGCAACAGGGCAGACGTAGCCGCAAGGCGTTCGGTGATGACAGGGCTTTCACAGCTAACCGCAAAAATGAACGAGGACAACGCCAAAGAGCTTGGCACAGACTATTTTGAAGTCACTTGGCACAGCGGAGCAAGACCCTCTCATCAAGAATGGCAGGGCAAGGTCTACAGCAAAAAAGAACTTGAAACTATCTGCGGTCTTGGTACTGTGACAGGTCTGTGCGGAGCGAATTGCTATCACGATTATTACCCCTTTATCCCCGGCATATCTGAGCGTTCCTACACAGATGAGGAGCTTGCACAGATGAATGCAGAGGAGAACAAGCCTGTTAAGTACGGCGATAAAGAGTACACAAAGTATGAAGCTTTACAGCGGCAAAGAAAGCTTGAAACTGCAATGAGAGCACAGCGACAGAAGATACATCTTCTTGAAGAGGCAGGTGCAGGCGAGGAGGATATCATCAACGCACGCTGCCGATATCGTGGCACTTCCCAGGAGTATACAAGGTTTTCAAAAGCAATGGGTCTGCCTCAGCAGAGAGAGCGTGTGAACGCCGACGGACTTGGGAATATCGGGGTGGGAAAGTATAGCAAGGCTGTTGACAAAAGCAAAAAATATGGTATAATGAATGTAGGAAGTGATGATGTGGCTCTTGAGTACCAGCGATACGGCAGGAATAAAAATACGCTTGTCAACAGTACATATATAGAAAGCGGAGAATATCGAAGAAAATTTGATAATGCAACGGATAACGCAGAGGTCAATAAGGCTCTTTATGATAACGCAAAGAAAGCATTAAAACATAGGAGCGGTACTGCTTTTGAAGATATGTATTGGATAGACTCGAATACAGGTAAGACGATACTTGCAGTAGAGGACAGCAAAGAGGAAAGAGCCATAATCTATAATGAGAGGATAATGAAAACCATAAGAAATGAAAGTGACATTATCACACTTCATACACATCCGAGCAGTATGCCACCGAGTGCTTCTGATTTAAATTCCTGTTTTAGAAATGGATATAAAAAAGGTTTTGTCGCTTGTCATAATGGCAGAGTTTTTGGATATACTGCTAATGAAGAAATAAACGAGCGTATCTATAATATGTATGTTGAAAGATTTACAAAGGACGGCTATGATGAATTTGGAGCTCAGATGAGAGCTTTGAATAAATTGTCGCAAACGTATGACGTAAGTGTTTGGGAGGTGCTTCACAATGAATGAGAAAAAGTATTTTATTGACGACAGGGTTATCATTCCTGATGATATCAAGAAGATGACAAAGGAAGAACTTCAGAAAGAACTCGACAAATTTGAAAACGAAGCAAAAAAGAAAAGAGAAACGGCATAAATAATTCTACCGCTTGACTAAGGTCGGGCGGTATTTTTATACCCAAATATCGGAACTAAGCACCTTAACGGGTGCTTTTTTCATACTATTTCGTCCTTGATATGACGTTAAACTGTCAGACTTTCACACCGCAGACAGAGCGGTATATAAGCTATGTAGAAAGGACAAACATATGAAAAACATTTTTGAGATCCTTGCCGCTCTGGGTATCGTTATCCCTGAGGACAAGAAACAGGACATCACAAAACAGGTGGCAGAGAATTATAAGACTGTGGCTGAGTTTGAAAAGGTGAAAAGCCGTCTTGAGGTGGAGCGTGACAACTATAAGGACAGCCTTGATACCGCACAGAACTCTCTCAAAGAATTTGAGGGCGTGGACGTCAAGGAGCTTAACGGCAAAGTCGCACAGCTCACCGCTGACCTTGCTAAGAAAGATACCGAGTATCAGGCGAAGATATCTGATATGGAGTTTGACGCTACCCTTGATAACGCTATCTCGGCAAGCAAGGCAAGAAATGTCAAGGCACTTAAAGCTTTGCTTGATGTGGAAACTCTCAAAGCTTCCAAAAATCAGGCTGAGGATATCAAGACGGCTATCGAGAACGTGAAGAAAGATAACGATTATCTTTTTGAAAGTTCCGAGCCTATCAAGAACCCGGTTGCTCCCACAGGGACGCCTGCCGCAGGTGAAGTGAGTAAGGAAACCTTTGCAAAAATGGGGTATATGCAGAGGCTGGAACTTAAACGAACAGACCCCGAAAAATACGAACAGTTGAAAGGATAGGATATTATGAAAATGACAAATGGCATTAGAATTTCTATGCAGTATTTCGCAGAGCAGACAAAGATCACCGACCTTATCGATCCTGAGGTAATGAGTGATATGATCGACGCAAAGATAGAGTCTAAGATAACTGTATCTCCTTTTGCGAAGATAGACAGAACGCTCGTTGGCGTGCCTGGCGATACTATCACAGTGCCGCAGTATAAGTATATCGGCGACGCAGTTGATGTTGCAGAGGGCGTTGAAGCCGAAACTGTCAAGCTTGAAACAGACTCCACTCAGGCTAAGGTGAAGAAAGCCATGAAAGCGGTGGAGATAACTGATGAAGCACTTCTCAGCGGCTATGGAAACCCTGCAGGTCAGGCGACTTCACAGCTTGCAATGTCTATCGCTTCTAAGGTGGACGCAGACAGCATGGACGCACTTATGAAAGCTCAGCTCATCTATGACGGCTCGGCTTCTGCTATCTCTTACAGCGGCATTGTTGACGCTGTTGACAAGTTCAATGAGGAGCTGAACACCGAAAAGGCTATGTTTATTAATCCTCATCAGAACTCACAGCTTAGAAAGGACCCGAACTTTATTTCTGCCGATAAGTATGACGGCAATGTGGTCATGACAGGCGAGATAGGCAAAATAGCGAACTGCCGTATCGTTCCGTCAAAGAAAGTTTCACTTAACGAGGCTATCCCAGAACAGTATGTGAGAGTTGACAGCGATGCAGAGGGTGCAAAGGAAGTTGTTGCGGACAGCACAGCTTCACCAACTGCTTCACAGATAAAGCTCGGCTCAGTAACGCCTTGTGCAGATGGCTACGCTCCAAAGGTGGGTGACTATGTTGTAAAGAACGCCGCTGTTAAGGCTGGCACTTTCTACATATGCCCTATCATCAAGCTCAACGCTGATACTGAAACAGAGGACGAAACATCAGCTCTGACTATCTACCTCAAGCGTGACACCAACGTTGAAACAGAGAGAAGAAGCACAAAGCGCTGCACAGATATATCTGCTGACAAGCATTACACTGTGGCTATCTCAGATCAGTCAAAGGTAGTGCTTGCAAGATTCAAGAAGTAAAGAGGTGCGGCAGTATGAAAGCATATGCAAGCGAGAGCTATTATATAGGCGTTTATCTTTGCGGCAAAGAGCCTGACATATCTGCCGCTTTTGACTTCTATGCAATGCAAGCCACAAGCCTTATGAAGCAATATACCCTTGACAACGTTGACGAGAACGATATCCCCGAAGAAGTGAAAATGTGCTGCTGTGAGCTTGCGGAGAACATCTTCAAGGCAGAGCAGGAGAGCGGTACTCAGGGGGTATCTTCCGAAAGCGTTGGGGGCTGGTCAAAGTCATATGAAAGCTCAGATATCCGCAGGCAGAACGCTGACAGAGCCGTTCACGATATCGTGTACAAATGGCTCAGCGGAACAGGGCTGCTTTACAGAGGGGTGAGGTAAATGCTTGCAAACAGCGATTGCACGGTGTATCTTTTTGACAAGCAGACAGAGGGATTTGTGCGGAAGTATGCAGAGAAAGTTTACTGGTGTGAGAATAAGTCGGGAAGTATCGTGAAAAGCGGTATGCAGACCTCAGACAGCACAAGGGTGTATTTCTATGATGATAATGTGCCGAAAACCCCTGCAAAGGATATGCTTGTGAGAGGAAAATGTGAGTTTGAGTTCGATAATCAAACGCCGCAGAGCATATCTGAGAGCATGAAAATGTTCCGTGCGGAGTATGACTTTGTTACGGTAATGAGCATTGATGATTATATGTTCGGTGGTCTGCCACATATGGAGGTGAGCGTGAAATGA